CCACATTCACCGACATCAAGGAGCTTATCAAGTTCGGTACTGAGCTTCCCGTCATCACTCGACCCATCGCTGTTATCAACGATGAGGCTAACCGCGTAATCCTCTTCCCGAAGGCTAAGATTATCGGCAACCTCAACCTCGACAGCAAGCTGTGGCGCGTTCACATCTCTGCAACCGCCGAGTATCTCGACACCGCTACACTGGGTACTTGCATGACTTGGAAAGGCAAGCCCAAGTACGAAACCGACACAGACGAGTAAAACACGCACACTCTAAGATAGGGGCGGCGGCAATAACCCGCCGCCCCTTTTAGTAACTCCAAACGAAAAGAAAACGAAAATGGCAAACGAAGTAGAAAAAATACTCGAAGGCGAGCGCAAAATCATGACCGAAGCCCCCAGCGTTGTAGCTGTCGGCAAGAAGGTCTACAAAATCAAGCGAGTAAGCAACCGTGTCAGAACGCGCATTGACAACCTGAGTAAGGAGGCGCTGTTTTGGGAGCGCGAGGCAAAGAAGGAACTGACGCTGCGGCAAATAAGGCGTGTTAACAATCGGCTGCGTTCGGTCAACGCCAAGATAGCCGCGTACTACCTTTTAGGCAACTGGGCGCTGTTTGTACCATTCCTTTTCGCCATCAAGTGGCGTTTGCTTGACTTACGCCTTAACGAGCACGTGTTCAAAATCAACAATGCAGGCATTAACGACAAGGACATAAATTTTTTCTACGCCAACTTTCAGATTATAAAAGGTCTACTCGTGCTCTCTACGAAGTTAGTTGGCGACGGCATCGAGCAGACGAAAAAGCGCGAGGAGAGTGCGGAACGGATGACCGAGGAGGATGCTACACAGACGAGCGAAACCGATTCAAAGACAAAGACGGACAGCAAGTCGCCGCGTTCTTCGAAGCCAGTACGATTAACGAAAAAATAAAGTCGCTTTACGGCAACTACAACTTTTGGTCGTGGTTTAGGTATTGGTACGTGGATTCGGCAGACAAGACCACAATGATGCTGATAGACAAAGGCTATTACGACTACGACTACAAGCATTTCAAGCCGAAAGCAGCACCGCAAAAAGCGAGGACAAATGCTGAAATGGCGAACATCATGGCGCGTTTCGGATTCAACACAAAGTTGGGCGATTCGCAGACGCGCACCGATGTGAGCGCCGAGGAGATGCAGAGAATCGCGATGGGGTTAGATGATGCCGGTCATGGCGGCAGCGAGCACCCCAAAGGAATAACTAACAAATAAAAGATACGATATGCCCACATCAAGAATGATAGTACCCGTAGGGTTTGATTTGGAAAGTGCGGTAAGAGATGCGTCGAAAGATGCGGAGGCAGTCCTCAGACGGTTACAAAAGACCATTGACGACAAGCCGCTGACTATCACACCACATTTCGCCACAGATGCGTTTGTGGAGTTCGAGAACGCATTTAACAGCACCGTTGACCATATCAAAACCAATGCTGAGGCACTGAGGTCGGCAATCCCCGTTGACGACACGCGCTCCAGCATTAGAACCGTAAAAGACGCTCTGAAAGAGCTTGAGGACGCATGGGCGGCATTGCCAACCAAAGCCAAGTTTGACTCAGACGGCAAACTCACTGCGCAAGCCCAAAAACTTGTGTCGCAGTTCAACCAGCTCAGAGTCGGTTTGGACACCTACGGACAATCCCTCTCAAGGATAGCCGCAGACATCAAGCGCACTTCGGAGATGGAGGCGCGCGAAACCAAAAAGGCGAGAGATGCGCAAGCCGAACGTGCGCGTATCATGGCACTGTCAGAGAACACCATTGCCAACCTCACGGCAAAACTCAAGCTCTACAAGAAAGAGCTGCAAGAAAGTACGGTGGGCAGCAGAGCCTTCAACAATACTGCGGCAACCGTTAAGCGATTGACCGAGGAACTGGAACACGCCACAGAAAGGGTCAAGGAGCTGACAACTACGGCAAAAGAGAAAGCCAAAGAATACGCCGAACAGATTAACCACGTAAACCGTGAATGGCGCGCACAGACAGGCTATATTGACCGACTGATAAAGCGTATCGCCGTTTACGCCTCGTTGGCATACATCAAAGGATTCCTTGACAAAGTGCGTGAAGTTACCGCGCAATTTGAGCTGCAACGAGTGGCATTGGGCGCAATCATCGCTGACCAGCAACGTGCCAACCAGCTCTTTGGCGAAATCAAGTCATTTGCGCTGAAATCGCCGTTGAAAATCATGGACTTGGTGACATACACCAAGCAAGTGGCTGCGTATCGTATTGAAACCGACAAGCTGTTTGACACCACCAAGCGCCTCGCAGACGTATCAGTCGGCTTGGGTGTGGATATGTCGCGCCTCGTGCTCGCTTATGGTCAAGTCAAAGCAGCCTCGTATCTGCGCGCGGCAGAAATCCGTCAGTTCACCGAGGCGGGTATCCCTATGCTTGAATTGCTCGCTGAAAGATTCACGCAGTTGCAAGGCAAGGTCGTTTCCACCGAGGAGGTGATGGATAAAGTTTCCAAGCGACTCGTGCCGTTTGCTATGGTTGAGCAAATCTTCAAGGATATGACCGATGCGGGCGGTATGTTCTATAATATGCAGGAGAAGCAGTCGCAAACGCTGTACGGTATGTGGTCAAAGTTGGGCGATGCGGCAAGCGTCATGTATGACGAAATCGGTAACACAGGCGTTGTCAACGCTGCAATGAAAAAGACCATTGAGCTATTGCAGAAGATGATGCAGCATTGGAGTGGCTTACTGAATATCATACAGACCGGCGTTATAGGCTGGGGCACATACAAGGTCGCCATTTCGGGTGTAATCCCATTCTACAAGCTATACAACTTGCAGGTGCTGAACCGCATCAAGAACGAAAAGCGTTTGGCAGCAACCACGGCAGAGGCGATGTCTATCGGTCGCGCGCGCAACACTCAAGAGCAGAAACTTATCGCCCATCGCAAGACACTGACTGCCGAGGACTACAAGTTGTATCTGAAAGAGGCGCAGCTCAATAACGTACGCAAGCTATCTTTGGCGCGCCTAGCCGCACACAACTCTGCGCTCAAAAACGCGCTGACAGGGACAAAGATGTTCACGGTAGAACAGCTACGAGCCATCGCCGCTATGAGTAAGTGGGAGTTTGCTTTGGCGAAAGGTCAAGTGCGCTTGCAACAATTTAAGGACAGCCTCGCAAAAACAGGGCTCGCTCTAAAAGCCCTCAGCCCAATGCTCGCACTGACCGCAGGCACCGAGCTGTTTATGGACTGGCTCAGCGCCGTCAGCAACCAAAACGAGGCACTTGATAAAGTCCGCAAACACTACGATGAGAATTGGTTGGCTATCGAAAAGATAAAGAACAGCTATAAAGACGTGCAAGAAGCCACAAAGGCGGCAACCATGTCTGAGGAGGAGTTCGCCAAAACCTCATTTTCTCAGAAGCTGGAACAGTTGCAAAAGGTTGTCAAGATGCTGAGCCAATATGGTTTGAACGCACAGATAGACCTCTCTGTAATCAACTACGAGAACATCGACACGGTTATGGGCAAGTGGACACAGAAACTTGAGCAAGCCAACGAGCTGTCTAAGTCATGGGGCTCGGCACTCGCAACAATTAATGAAGCATGGGAAGGCAACATTTTCGGTTGGTCAATTGCGGGCGAAAACCTCAAGACCGATATGAAGGACTTGCGCAACTCGTGGACAAAGGTTGTCACCGACTCCAAGAACAGCCAAAACCTCGAAAAGATGCGCACCTATGTCGAAGCTTTGTCGCATGACAACAAAGACTTGTACAAATACCTATCCACTGAAATTCAGATGGATGCAAAGCTGGCGCTTCAGCAACGCGCGCGCAACGAAAGCGAGTTGCAGTACCAGCAGCGCATCATGAAATACTACGACAAAATTTCACAAGTAGCGCGCGACTACAACAAGGAGGGCGGCAAATTTGCCAAGGCTGGCAAGCTCTTTGATTTTGGCTCATACGACAAGAAAAACCTCGAAAGCACCATGAACGAGGTATATCACGAAATCGACAAGATTAAAGAAACCTTCCGAGGCAAAGACGCGCTGACCGTGAAAATGGCGATTGACGAACAAGCTGCGCTGAATGATTGGGAAACATGGCAAAAAGACCTCATCATCCAACACCTCAACGAGCACCCCATCACACTCAATGCCGAGCTTATCCCGACCACAGGCTCGCCGCAAGCAGGCTCGGTTGCGGAAGGCTTGAAGGCGAGCCTTATGGCAGAGTTCCCAACCTTGTTCACCGATGACGAGCTGCAATCGCTGACCACCACCGCATCAATCATTGACGCAATCAATCAGAAACTTGACGCTAACACTACCGAGCTTGAAAAGAGTTATTCGATACAGAATAACATCACCGGCAGCGCGGAAGCCACGGCGGCAAAAGTTGCGCAGATTGAAAAGTGGCAAAAGCGTATCACTGAGATTGAAACCAAGCAGCAGCGCGTTCGAGCGTTGGGCGCAAAGTCAATGCAACTTGCCGTTGACCTAACCACCGCGCGCCGCAAAAACGCGGAGAACGTTACCGAGCTTGAAAAAGAACAATACCAAGTCACCAAAGAGCTAAGCGACTTGCGCATGGAGCTTGCCAATATGGACTCGAATGAGGCTGAAACGCTACAAAAGCGTATTCAAGCACTGCGCGATGCGGACAAGGTGCTCGACGACCAGCTCACAAAGGAACGCGAGCAACTTGAAACCGAGCGTGAAATGTTGCAACTCGCCAAGCAGCGCGTTACACCCGACTTGAGCAATATTGCCACCGACTTCAAAAACAACTTCAAAGACTTGCTGACCGATACTACGAAGGAAATCACCGATCCGAACTATGATACTTCGTGGTTAATCACCGATGACGACTTGGCGAAGGTTCATTCTCTGAATGACTTGTACGACCTAATAAAGCAAAAGTACGAGGCTGCGCTTCAGATAAAGAAGAACTTGGTTGGTGCAGGTCTTACGGAAGCGGCAATCGCGGCAGACCAGCTTGTAATCGAAAAGGAGCGTACCAAAGCTCAAACGCAGCTAAGTGCGTTGGAATGGCAACGCGAACAGCTTGCGCAAAGCTATCTCGCACTTCGCTCCAAGGGCACTGTTCAAACTTACGAAAACCTTAAAGCGGAACTTGCCTCTGCGACCACGGAGGAACAGCGCAAAACGGTACAAGAGAAAATCAACAAGTTGCTGGGCGATGGATATACGGCGCGCGCGGCAGAACTTGATATGCAGATTGACCAACTGTATGTGACCATTGCGCAAAAGAACGTTGCGGAAGAAGCGCAAGAGGCGAATCAAGAGTTCTTTGACAGCCTCGAGCAGGGCATAAAAGGCTTCATGGATGTGATTAATCGCTACAACTTCCAGTTCCCTAGTAAAGACGGCAAAAAAGGCAGCGAGGAAGACCCGTGGATTATTCTGATGAAGAACCGCTCCGCCTTCATGAAAGACTTTCAGAAGGGCGTTGAGGACTTGAACAAGACCATGGAAAAGAACATGGCACTCGGTCAAGAGCAGGACATCATGCTGTATCGCGGCGCATCCTTGCAGATTGACGTTCACAAACTCAACGGCTCGCGCCAAGAACTTGTCGATTGGTATGACGATGCAATTAAGCAAGTCAAAGACAAGATAGCCAAGCTCGGTGGCAAGACGTGGGAAGGACTCGGTGTGCAAGCCATATTGGCGAAAGACACCAAGAGTCGCATCATCAAGAAGTACCAAGAACTGCTGCAAGAGCTGTTTAATGCACAGACAGACTTCCGCACCGACAAGCTCAAAAAGGACATGGAAGCCGCCCTCAAACGGCTCGCTGACCAAGTTTCGCGCACCAAGACTGCCAAAGAGTTCTTTAACAAGATACTCGAACAGACAGGCAACATGGAACTTGCGGCAACCATTTCGATGAGCGTTTACAATACGGCAGGTGAGGACTTGTTCAACACCGAAGTGGAACAGATAAAGAAAGCCTTTGAGAGCAATGACATCTCTGTGACCATTGACGTAGACCAAGCCATTGACTACGAAAATCAGCGAATTGACTACGCCAAACTTGCTCAAATCTACGACCAATATGAGAAGTATATTCTCGAAGGCAACCGTACTTTGGCGGCAAAGATTGTGAGCGAAGGTCAAAAAACCGCCGCATCGCAAATCGAAACATGGGAGAAAGAGCTCGCGAAAGCCAAGAGTTACGAAGAACAACGCACCGACATAGTTGACCGCGAAACGCAGCGCAGAATCGCCATCAACAAGAGCACACTTCCGCGCACAGAAAAAGACCGCCTTATCGGATTGAGCTACGACAAAGAAGCGCAGGACATCGCCGACCTCAACGTCAAAGCCTTCAAAGAAAGCGACGACTACATCAAAATCTTTGAGAACCTCGACAAAGTTTCGGGCGCGGCACTACGCAGACTCAAAAAGCGCATCCGCGAGGTCATTGACGCAAACAAAGACCTTTCACCCGAAAACATGAAAACGCTCGTCAAAGCCGCCA